TTGCAGCAAAAGCAAAGAAAGAACCTGAATGGGATTTTGCTAAGGCAAGAGAGATGATTAAAGGTAAGAGTATAGTCTTCTGCTTACCTGGAAGAGGAGTATCATACACCTATTTGAAGAATTTTGTACAACTATGTTTTGATATTGTACAGAATGGTGGACAGATACAGATATCACAAGACTATAGTTCTATGGTGAACTTTGCTAGATGTAAGTGTCTAGGAGCAAATGTTCTACGTGGTCCTGATCAATTACCTTGGGATGGTAAATTAAAGTATGACTATCAGTTATGGATTGATAGTGATATAGTCTTTAATACTGAAGCATTTTATAAGTTAATTCTTATGGATAAAGATCTTGCTTCTGGATGGTATTGTACAGAAGATGGACAGACTAGTTCTGTTGCACATTGGATGGAAGAGGATGATTTCAGAAAGAATGGTGGAGTAATGAATCATGAAACACTAGAAACTATGTCTAAGCGTAAGAAACCTTTTACTGTTGACTATGCAGGATTTGGATGGTTACTTATCAAGAAGGGTGTATGGGAACACGAAGAGATGAAGTATCCTTGGTTTGCTCCTAAGATGCAAGTCTTTGAATCTGGTGAAGTACAGGATATGTGTGGGGAAGATGTATCATTCTGTCTAGATGCAATTGCTGCTGGATTTGATATATGGTGTGATCCTCGTGTTAGAGTAGGACATGAAAAAACAAGAATTATATAAGGTCTTTATAAAAGGGAAGGAAGTATATGATAGTCTTACACAGAATCAATACTTCGAACTAATGGAGGATCTGTCTATAGAGTTTTATCAGACAGGTTCTCCACATCCCGACGATATTAAAACTGAAACTTATTTGGAGGAACTAGCGTAATGGCTGCAAAACAAACACTAACTGTTGAAAAGGTGGTTAGTTATATTAAAGAGAAGTGGATAATCTTTGGGGCAAGTGCTCTGATTATCTTTATATTACAATTACTGTCTACTAAAGTATTACTATCTGTGGTACTAGGTTTACTCGTAGCAGCACTATTACCTTCTGATACTGTTAAGAAGGTTACTAAAAAAATTAAGGAGACTACTAACTAATGGCGAAATCCAGAACTGGCTCGTGGGGAACTGTTGTACTAGAATCGACCCCGAAAAAGACTCGGCAAGGTAACAGCAAGAACACAAAACATACTGCTACCTCCCGTAACTCGGCTCGCAAAAGGTACCGTGGACAGGGGCGTGGATAAAAAATTATTAAAAGAGTATAAATAGAATCAATAATAACTATTGACCTAAATGGCAATAACACGGATATCAAGGACATTTAAAGATATTAGTCTATCTTTTACTCCGCATCCTGTTACTAAAGATCTACCTGTACTTAAGAACGAGAATTCGATTGTTCGTTCAGTTAGGAACCTAGTGCAAACTATTCCTACTGAGCGATTTTTTAATTCTGACCTAGGTTCTGATGTTACGGATAGTTTATTTGGTTTCGTTGATTATGGTACTGCTTCATTAATAGAGGATCAAATTGTAACTGTGGTTACGAACTTTGAACCTAGAGTAGAAAATGTAGAAGTAGATGTAGAACCTCAACAAGATAACAACACTTTTGGTGTTATCGTGCGGTTTGATGTTGTTGGTCAAGCGTTCCCACCCCAAGAATTTGCCTTCTTGCTAGAAACAACAAGATAATATGCCTTTCACTAAATTCACCAATCTTGATTACGATCAAATAAAGACATCCATTAAGGATTACCTACGTGCAAATTCCACCTTTACGGACTTTGACTTCGAAGGTAGTAACTTCTCTGTCTTAATTGATACTTTAGCATATAATACTTACATAACAGCATTTAACTCTAACATGACGGTGAATGAATCCTTCTTGGATTCTGCTACCCTCAGAGAGAACGTAGTGTCTCTAGCACGTAATATAGGGTACGTACCACGTTCTAGAGCATGTGCTAAGGCAGAAGTCTCATTTAGTGTTACAATTGCCGACCAGCAGACTTCTACGCTAGATCTAGAGGCAGGACTGGTCTGTGTGGGTAGTGCAAATGACTCAAATTACATATTTTCAATACCTGAGCGTGTTGTAACTACCGTAGACTCAAATAGAAATGCGACTTTTAGTAATATTAACATATATCAAGGAACATTTTTAAGAAAATCCTTCCTTGTAGACGGATCTTTAGATCAGAGATTCATTTTAGACAACCCTTATATCGATTCTTCGACAATTGTAGTAAGAATTCGTGATTCTGTCAATGATGTATCTGAAGGAAGGGAATATCAGGTTGCAGATAACATTTTAAAGGTAGATTCTACCTCAGAAATGTATCTTTTACAAGAAGTACAGGATGAAAAGTATGAATTACTCTTCGGAGACGGATTCTTTGGTAAAAAATTGGCAACTGGGAACGTTATTGATGTTTCATACATTATTACTGACGGAAAAGACGGTAATGGAGCAGCAAATTTCAGTTTCTCAGGACGATTTAAGGACGACCAAGGAAAAATAGAGGTTCCAACGAACGCTATTACCATTACTACAAATCAGAATGCCATGAATGGGTCTGATATTGAAAGTGTTGACTCAATTAAGTACTTTGCACCAAGAATTTACTCTTCTCAGCACCGTGCGGTGACTGCAAGAGACTATGAAGCAATTATTCAGAACATTTATCCTAATACAGAGTCTGTTTCTGTTGTTGGTGGTGAAGAATTGTCTCCGCCACAGTTCGGAAACGTTGTAATTAGTATAAAACCGAAGAATGGTGACTATATTTCCGATTTTGATAGGTCTAATATCCTTTCAAAACTGAAACAGTACTCACTTTCTGGTATAAATCAGAAAATTATCGATCTTAAGGTGCTTTATGTTGAAATTGACTCAGCTGTTTACTATAATACTACTCAAGTAACCAATGTTAATGACCTAAAAGCAAGAATTAGCAATACTTTAACGACATATAGAGGTTCTAACATCAATAAATTTGGTGGAAGGTTCAAATATAGTAAAATTTGTCAAATAATTGACAGTGTTGATGATGCAGTGACCTCAAACATCACTAGAGTCATCATTAGAAGAAATCTTAAGTCCTTAATTGACCAATCTGCACAGTACGAACTGTGTTTTGGTAATCAATTCCATTACAATAAGGAAGGATTTAATATTAAGAGTACTGGGTTTAAAATTGCTGGAAGTAATGAGGTCTATTATTTCACTGATGTCCCTAAAGAAAACGGCATGGGTACTATTTCAATTGTAAGGGACTCTTCTGAAGACGGAACTTATAAGGTTATTACCAAATCTGCAGGAACTGTAGATTATACTAAGGGTGAAATTATTATTAATACTGTTAATATCACATCAACAGTTGAACCAAACAACGTTGTTGAAATACAAGCAATACCAGAATCTAATGATATTGTTGGATTAACGGATTTATACCTAGATTTTGCCGTTTCCAAGAGTACAATAAATATGATTAAGGACACCATAACATCAGGTGAACAGATATCTGGTATCGGATATAAGTCAACTTCCAGCTACTTAAACGGGGAATTAAAGAGGATATAAAGAATGATACAAACTGGGTTTGAAAAGAGAGTAACTGTTCAGCAGGTAATAGAAAATCAGCTGCCTGAATTTATACTTTCCGAAAGTCCAAAGACTATTGATTTTCTAAAGCAATATTATCTTTCACAGGAGCATCAAGGTGGTCCTTTAGATATTGCTGTTAATCTTGATCAATATCTTAAGGTAGATAACCTCACACCAGAGGTAATTTCTGGTGAGACAACATTATATTCTGATGTTGCAACCTCTGATACCACTGTTCATGTATATTCCACTAAGGGATTTCCTAATGAATATGGTTTATTTAAGATTAATAATGAAGTTTTTACATATACTGGATTAACAACTAATACTTTTACTGGTGTTGTACGTGGATTTAGTGGAATTACCAGTTATAGGACTGATTTAGACTCAGAAGAACTACTTTTTAATGATACTACTGCTGAATCTCACACTGCTACTGCAAAAGTACAGAATTTAAGTGCGCTATTCTTAAAGGAATTTTATAGGAAGTTAAAAGTTACTCTTACACCAGGTCTTGAAGATGTAGATTTTCAGACAGATCTTGATGTTAATAACTTTATTAAGGAAGCAAGAAGTTTATATGAGTCAAAAGGTACAAAGGAATCATTTAGAATCCTCTTTAATGCTCTTTATGGTGTAACACCCAATGTTGTTGATCTAGAGCAATACCTACCCAAACCCTCCTCGTCAGAGTTTTTACGTAGAGAACTTCTAGTTGCTGAAAGAATTTCAGGTAATCCTGCCAAATTAGTAGGACAAACCATTAGAAAATCATCTGATGCTGCTACTCAGGGTGCTGTTTCTGAAGTTGAGGTCTTTACTAGGTCTGGAATTAGTACATATTATAAGATTGGACTGTTTGTTGGTTATAGTGATAACGCTCTAATTGAAGGAACATTCAAAGTTCAACCAAAAACAAAGGTAATTAATCCTACTGCTACTAATGATTCTATCATTACAGTTGATTCTACCATTGGATTTGGTGCAACTGGTACTTTAATCTCTGGAGATAATGTTATTACATACACTGATAAGACTGTTAATCAGTTTTTAGGGTGTGATGGAGTAACTGTTGGTATTGGTACGGCTGCTGAAATAAGAACAGATGAAGTATTTGTAGGATATGAAGATGGTGATTTAACTAAAAAGGTAGAAATACGTCTTGGTGGTGTATTATCTGACTTTGAGACCACTAGTGATGTCTTAGATACATCTGAAGAACAGGTTTTATATGTTAAGCATGTAGGTGAAAAGATATTAAATCCAGAAACAAATTCTACAAATAAGGAAATATTTGCTAATTCATGGATTTATAATACTAGTAATAGATTTGATATTGATGAAATTAATACAGGTTCATCAACAATTACATTAAAAACTGATAATCTTGATAGATCACAACTTAAAGTTGGTGATAAAGTTGATATTTTACTATTCAATAGTCAAAATTTAGCATGGACAGGTGCTACTATTGCAAACATTAACAATTCTCTCAGTCAGGTACAGTTAAATGGTCTAAGTGGATTTGCTTATGATTCTACTCAAACATATACACTTAGAAGAGTATTAGAAACTGCTACTAGTTCTGGTAGTCCTATATTCTATGGAGATAATAAAGTTACTTCTGATGTTCAGAATGTCTATAATGATAAAAATGAATTTTTCTATGTAGCATCAAATTCCTTACCTTCTTATAATTTAACAAAGTCTACTATTAAGTATACTATTTCGACTGGAACTGTTGGATCATTAGCTGGTTATGATAATGTTACTGAGACATATCAGATAATTTCTTTCTCAGAACCTAGTCTTGATTTTGTTACAGGTGATAGAATTTATTACAAAGCAGATGATGGTACTACTCTTAAGGGGTTGGAAGAAGGATATTACTTTGTTAAAGTTCTTTCTGGTGGTGCAATTAAGATATATGAGTCAAGAGCATTAATTGAAACTGATGGAATAACAATTGATGGTGATATAGTTAATAATGCATTAGGATTCCTTACAAATGGAACAAATAATCATAGCTTTATTCTAGCGAATCAAGTTAGTGATACTATTCATCCACAAAGGCTTCTTAAGAAGTTTCCACATGTTCAAGACATTAAGACTGGAAAGGATACAAAAACTGTTCCTGGTTCTGTTGGAATGTTGGTTAATGGTGTAGAAGTTCTTAGTTATAAGTCGTTAGATAAAATTTATTATGGTCCACTTGAAAAAATTGCTGTATATAATACTGGAAAGGATTATGATGTAATTAATCCTCCAAATATTACAGTTGCTGCAGGTTTGGGTACAACTGCTCTTGTACGTTCAGTTGTTA